GTCCCCCTTCTGCGCAGGCGGCTGTGGCTGCGGCAACGTGTAAGGTTGTTGGAAAATTTGCAACAACCAGTACGCCCTTTCAGGCGAGGCAAGCGGGGCGGCAATAGCTGCCCCGTATTATTTTGAGGAGGGAATTATCATGAGTAAATCTGCAATCTATACCACCAACACCACCGGCGCAACCGTCCCGGTTGACGGCATCATCCCTGTTGGGAATACTACCCGCCGGTACGGCTGCAACATCAAGCAGGACGGCAATGCCATTACACTGTGCGGACAGGGGTATTACCTCGTCAACGTCTCCGGCACCTTGTCTCCCTCGGCGGCTGGCACCGTGTCTATCACCGCGCAAAAGGACGGCGTTCCGATTATCGGAGCGACGGGGGCCCAGACCGCCGCCGAAAACGGCACTGTTAATATTGGCATTTCTGCCATCGTCCGCAATGCCTGCGGGTGTGAAGGCTCTATTCTGTCCCTGGTCCTGGGCGGCGTTGCGGCAGTTGTAAACAACATGGCCGTTACCGTCGAGAAGCTGTAAGGGGTGCGACATGAAGGACGACCTGAAAGAATACAAGCAAAAGCTGGAAAAAGAACTGTCTGCGTACATGGAACTGCCTGTGTCTGAACGATCTGCTGCTGCCGTCCGAGGAATGGCGGAGTGCTGGGAACAGGTCGATAAACTCGGTAAATGTATGTGTAGGTCCGCTGATTTTTCCAAAGAGGATGCCAAAGCATGGAATACCGACATGCAAAATGATGACGGCACCACCGGCGGGCATTGGACTGTTCAGCAGACCACCCCCCTCGCGGCCAACGCCGGTGTCGTGTTTGCGCACATCAACGAGGATGACTGGAACGTAGCCATGAATATGATGTATTCGGACTACTGCTCCGTGGCGGCAAAGTATGGCGTAAACAAGCCTGAGTTCTTTGCGGATATGGCCAAGGCGTTCCTGTTTGACAAGGACGCAAAAGGCCCGAAAGAAAAGCTGTCTGCCTACTACCACGGAATTGCGGCGGTGTAATTTGTTAGTAATCTGTTAGTAACTGACGCGGGACAAAGCGGGATTTTGCAACTTCTCACGCCGAAATATCCGCATACCGCTGTTAAATCCCGCATAATGCCGCACAATACCGAATGCTTGCTATTAGGCTATAATTGACGTGCATGGGGTCACAGGTTCGAGTCCTGTACCGCGCACCAAAAAAGTCCCGGCTTCATGTGAAACCGGGACTTTTTCTTTGTTTTTGCCGCAAAAAAGTTCCAACATTCTATACCATACTTTTCCTTGTTAGTAACGTGTTAGTAACACGCTATTTTTTGTCAGCCGCGTCTACAGCTGCAATCAGCTCAGGAATGTCTGTGTGAACATAAATATTTGCCGTTGTGGAATAGTCGGCGTGGCCCAATATCTTTTGCAGAATCTCCGTGGCCATGCCTGATCTTCTGGCCCAGCTGGCGTAGGTGTGCCGAGTGGCATGAGGAGTTTTCCGCTCAATCTTGAGCTTTTCCAGTAACGGATAGTAATCCCGCCGGCGAAAATTTGCCGGTACCTGTTGTCCGGTATAGCCGGACAGCAAGAGCGCACCCTTCGCCCTTGCGGCAAAATATGCAAAGTATGCCCGGCCCTCCGGCCTGATGGGGATGGCCCGGTTGCGCCCGGCGGCGGTCTTTTCTCCCCCGATGACGTAGGTTTCGTGATAGTCGGCCAGCGGGAGACCGAAAAGCTCCCCGATTCTCATGCCCGTGTAAATCAGCATCAATATAATTTTCGCGGTGTCGCTTCCGTTTTTCTCCAGCTTCTCAATGTCCACGTCGGAGAAGATTTCCTTTTCTTTTTTCACGTTTTCTGGCAGATGGATAAATTTTGCAAAGCTTGTTGTTGCGATTTCCTCCCGGATCGCCCATGCGGACATCTGCGTAACAAGCTGCTTGTACTTGCTGCATGTGCTGTGGGATTTATCCGCATATTTGTCCATAACCGCCTGGAAGTCTGCTGTCCGCAAACTGCGGAATCTTGCATCGTGGAGCGGCTGGAACACGTCAAAAGCCCGGTTATATGACTCCACCCCACGGGGGCCTATTTCCTTATAATGTTCCTCTTTCCATGCTTCAAATACTTCCCTGAAGGTCATGTTATACCGCTCTGTCAAATCCTTCCCCGCCAAGCGTTCCAGAGCCTCAAGAGCGTCTTTGCGCGTGGGGTAATATCCTATAATCACCTTACTTTTTGCCGCCACCCACGGGCGGCTCCTTCGGCCTTGCAGTTTATAGACCGTTCCGGACCCGTTGGGCCTCTTGATGGCCCTGCGGGATTGTTTGGATTGCCGCTTTCCGCATGCTGGGCAAAACAGAGCGCCGTCCGGCAAAACTCCACCGCACTTAATGCAGTTCATTGTATCCTCCTTTATATTGTGACATGGCCGCCCCATGTGGGGCGGCCTTTTTTCATACTTTTTTGCGCAGGGCCATAGAGATGATGACCGTAGAGGCTATCACCGCAGTGGCTGCTATGACAATAACAAACCACGCCACGGCGGTGGGCTGTCCGTTGCGGATGAGCCCCTGGGCCGTGATTTGCGAGTCAATAAACAGGTACGCCACCAGGCACATGGCCAGCACGGCGCACATACCAAGCAGGACGAAGATGACCGGCTTGCGAGTGCGCATTTGGTCCTTCTGTATGGCGTTTACTTCTTCCAGCCTTTTTACGTTACCGGACAAATGCGCGTTTTCCAGCTCCAGTTGATGTATCCTGGCTTGCATAGATTCCGGGTGATCTATAGGCTTGTCCAGCCCAAACAGCTCGTCAAGCGACAGATCCAGCACCATGCACATGGCGACCGAGTTGTAGAGCTTTGGGTCCATTTGTGATCCGTCCAGGAGCTTTGACACGGCGGACTTTGACACGCCGGACAGATCCACGATGTCGCTGATGGTGTACCGTTTCTTTTCCTTTGCCTCGCGAATCCTTTTTGGGTATTGCTCAATGTTTCCCGCGATTTCCTGCAACGCAGACATGGTTATTCGCCTCCATAAAGTAGATTTCACCTGTGGCGGGACAGAATCTCAAGCGCGGGGATTGTTTGCCCTATATTGGCCGCGCAATTCCCCATCTTGTGCGTGGACATGGTTTCTTGGCACTGCTATGCTTAAAGCGTAGCAGGCGACAGCCTGATGGGCTATCTGCTATATCGGCCCTGCCGCCCGGTGCGGGGGCGGCAGGGCCAACATAACCCAAGATTTATCCCTTTGTTGCCTATTATAGGGCAACGCGGTATGCAATATTTGTCCTATTTGGGGGAATAGGTGAAAATATTTTTTTACGAGGGGGAAATAAATCGTGTGTTTTTGCGAAAAGTATGATATAATAGAACAAATGGACGAGTGCAGCAAGCGAGAACTATTCATAGCCGCCGTCCAGACACTCACACAGGAAGAACAAAGACGATTATGGAAGGAGTTAGAAAAACATGGAATTATCAAACGCAAAAGTCCTGATTGCATCTGACGGAGAAAAGACATTCGTCCTCGTAAATGGAACACCGCTTATCGGAGATAAGGTTGACTTTAAATCTGATATGTGCGGTGTCCGGCTCAGTGTGTCTAATGCCCTGCTTACACCTAACCTGTATAAAGCCAGTGACTTTGCCGCATTTGTGAAGAACAAGTTAGGTTATGACCTGTCCGTCATGTAAATCCCACATGAGGACGGTTTCCGGGTCTTGCTGGTCCATGTAGGCAATGCCCGCATCCGTCAGGACAACACCACAAAAACGAGAATACTCGGCATATCCGGCAACGCAAATCTCCTGCACACCATCTTTTATTGCTTCTGGAATCTGCATAAAGAATGTGGAGTTTTGCTTCGACTGCCCGTATGCCCGGCGCTGGCAGTAATGCGTGTAGAGAGCTGCCAGCGCCTTTTTTGCGCTTCTTGTCAGCTCAACGCCCATCGCTGCGCCTCCTCTGCTGAATCTCTACAAGCTTCTGCATGGCCTCAAGAATCTGGTCATCCGTCCAGTTTTCGGCCTGTTCTTCCCAATCCTTCATAGTCGGCACGAATCCCTCGGCATTTATGCCGGGGGCTTTTTTTATGGCCAGACCATCGGCTTCTGCAAGGAACGACTCCGGAGATACGCCGAAATAATCTGCGATTTTCCTTATCGTCGTTGACCTTGGCACCGCTCCATTTTTCCACAGCGTTACCGACCCAGACGACAGCCCAAGCGCTTTTGCCACGGCATTTGGTGATACCTCTCGTTTTGCGCACAGGCCAACAAAGACTGACCAGAACATAAAATTACACCCCTGAAAATTGTGAGATTCTCCAAAAGTGAGAAATGTGAGATTTTGCACTTTACAAAATGAGATTCCTGAGGTATCATATAGGCAAGCCCCAGAAAAAAGAGTACAAAAACACCAGCCCCCCATAACAGCGGCTTCAACAATTTCTTTTGGCAGAGTCATTGTAACGCGGTTTGGGCGGCGTGTCAAGTATGAAGTCTCACATTTGTGAGGTTCGGGGCAATGACTGCGGCGGGGATAGAAAAACCGTCTGCGGGCTGTTTCCGCAGACGGTATTCCCCCAAATTTGTTCACCAGAACACCCTTGCAACCTTCCGCACTGTCGGCGTGAGTTTGATACCTGCTTCACTGCATGACCCGACAGTGGCAAGCTGCGTTTTTTTACACGCTTCACTGCGTGGACGTTTGCCGGTTCTACGAGAGGTACACGATGAGACAGCCGTGCTTCTTGGGGGTGCCGCTCACTTTTGCGGGATGGGTTCCGCAAAGCCCATTTGCATCACGCCGTGTCCCCACGGTCTGGAACGGGCAAGGTCAAAAGTTTGGTCAAAAGGCCACCTCCTTTGATTTTGCCACAAGGGCTATCGAAAGGGTACCACATTTCCCCGCCGCAGTCAATGAAAACTCACACATTTAGAGAGGAGGCAGACGCATTTGACGCTGAGAGAACTCCGGGAGAATGCCGGAGTAACCCGGGCACAGGTCAGCAAGAAACTGAATGTTGACCTGTCCTGTTTGTCCCACTGGGAGGTGGGCGACTGGAAACCCGGGCGGAAGTATCACAAGGCGCTGGCCAAACTGTACGGCTGCACCGTGGACGAGCTTCTGGCAGGAGACGAGTCGGGAAAATGAGGAATGTAAAAAATGCCCCGCCAGGCGGCAACCTGACGGGGCGGCGAAGAAGCATTGGCAAGGATTCTTCACGGGTATTATACCACACCCGCGAAGCAATGGCAAGGAGGAAAGTATGGTAAAAACTATGACAATCGACGAGGCCGCAAAGTATCTGCGGGAAAACGGCGTCAAAATCTCCAAAGAGACACTTTCCGACGGGATTCAGGCTGAAAAGCTGCCGTTCGGTGTGTGCATCGAGACCGGACGGAGTCGGGTGTTTATGATTTTCAAGCGACTTGTGGACAGGTGGCTTGAGGAAAGGGAAATCTGATGAAAGATTACAAGGGGTTTGCCAAGCGCAGAAATCTGCTGCTGAAAGCATTCAAGGGGTTCGACAAGCGCCTGAGATGCCGTGGTTTTCAGTATGAGGTAGGCAAAGTATACCAGGAACCGGTAGCGGAGTTGTGCAACAAAGGCTTCCACGCCTGTGAAAACCCGCTGGACACGTTCCGATACTACCCGCCGACGGATTCCCGCTATTGCGAAGTGGAGATTGATGACAACGGGCAGCGTAATAGCGATGACTCCAAGGTGTGCGGCAAGGAAATCAAGATCGGCGCGGAAATCGGGCTGGATGGCGTGATCAAGGCCGGGGCTCAATTCATCTTTGAGATGTGCGGGGGATCCGCTGAAGATCATGCATCCGGAACGAGGGGCAACGCCGCCGCATCCGGAACGAGGGGCAACGCCGCCGCGTCTGGAATGGAGGGCAACGCCGCCGCGTCTGGAATGGAGGGCAACGCCGTTGCGTCTGGAACGAATGGCAACGCCGTTGCGTCTGGAACGAATGGCAACGCCGTTGCATCTGGATTGAGTGGCAACGCCGCCGCGTCTGGATTGAATGGCAACGCCGTCGCTTCTGGAGTGATGGGCACTGCTACCGCCACCGGATGTGACGGCTTGGCATCAGCCGTCGGAACGCAGTGCATTGCAGTGGCGTGGGGCGAATATAGCCTCGCAAAAGGCACACTTGGAAACTGGATCGTGGTTTCCGAGCGGGACGACTCAGGCGATATCGTTGATGCCAAACTGGCCCGGGTTGATGGAGAGACCATCAGAGCGGATACCTGGTACACCCTGAGACGCGGCGAGATCGTGGAGGCGGAGTAATGACTATCGTATGGATCTTCTGCTTCATCGGCGTTGGGGCCTCCGTCTCCGGCCTGCTGAAGTTCTTGGACTGGATGGAGGGCGAGCGATGAACAGACTTACCCCGCAGGAAATTGCGGACGAGCTGCGGAAGTGCGCGGACGAGACTGGAGCATGTAGCTCATGCCCGTGGGCATGTGGAGACGGTAGTTGTATCCGCTCGATAATGCATGCAGCCGCTGATGCCCTCGACAACCAGCGCGCACACATCCAGGCCCTCATCAAGGCTAACGAGGCGCACCGCGAGATGGTGGCCCGCCCTGCGAAACGCTCTGATATGGTGGAGGCCTTGGACGCAATCGAAACCGGCATGACCAAGGTGGCCATTGACCGCGACATCTGGCAGAACGATTTGATCTATGCGCTGTGTCAGGGGGTACGGCTCCTTCTGGAAGAGAGGGTGAAGAAATGAGCTGCAAGAGGTCAATCGTAGAGCACCGCCGGACGCTTATTCGGGAGTGCGGGACTTGCGGCAAGACGTTCCTCGCGACAGCCGATACGCCGTGGGTTCGCCAAGTCCCTCGCGACGGCAAAAAGGCGGCTACTACATATTATTGCCGCTCAAAGTGCTTTGCCGCGTCATACAAGCACATCGGATGGTATGACGGGAAAGCCGAAGAACGCAGGAAAGACCGCGAACGGAAACGCGATAACGCCGAACGGTGCCGGAGATACAACGAGGCGCACCGCGAAGAACGCGCCGCTTACGCAAGACGCCGCAGGCAGGAAAACCCAGGCTTGGCTGCTGCGGATAACGCGTACTACAAGAAAAAACGCCGTTTGGCGGAAAAGGAGGCCCGATGATGTACATTTGTGATGAGTGCGGCGCTGGGTTTGAGGAACCCGTCCGCAAACGAGAGTACTCCGAAGAATACGGAGACAGCACCGCATACTATTGCCCTCACTGCGGGTCTGAAGAATACACGGCTGACGAGTGCCCGTCCTGCCACGGCGCGAAGAACGCACAGGACCCGGTGTGCCGCAAGTGCAAGCTACGTGTCAAAGGGCTTCTCCGGCTGTTCGTCAGCGATTTCAACCGAGCTGAACGCGAATACCTGGCCGACATTCTGGACGGCGCTACGCTGGACAACATTGCGAAAGGAGAAAGAATTTGAACCTGTATCAGATTGATTCCGCGATTGCCGAGTGCGTAGACGCGGAGAGCGGCGAAGTTCTTGATTTTGACAAACTCACGGAACTGAGCATGGAGCGCGACCGCAAGATCGAGAATATCGCCCTTTGGATTAAGAACGACCTCTCCGAGGCCAAGGCCATCCGGGAGGAGGAGAATTCGCTTGCCGCCCGCCGTCAGTCCCTGGAACGCGCGGCAGAGAGCAAAAAGCGCTATCTGGAGTCTGTGCTCAACGGGGAAAAGTTTTCCACGGCCAAGTGCTCCGTCAGATTCCGTAACACCGCGAGCGTTGAGATAGATGACATGGCCGCTGCGGTAGCGTGGATGGTGGCAAACGACCACGTGGATGAGGTTTCCTGCCCGGCCCCCACGGTGAGCAAGACTGACTTGGCCCGGCTGATGAAGTCTGGTGCGCAAATCGACGGTGCACGGCTCGTCCAGGGCCGCAGTATGGGGGTGAAGTGATGGATAACCTCGCAATCTATAACGCCGTGCGCAAGGTCCCGGAGAATGCCAAAAAGCCCATTGCCGGAGGCCCACTGAAGGGTAAAACGGACATTAACCCCATGTGGCGCATTAAGGCGCTCACAGAGCAGTTTGGCCCCTGCGGCATCGGCTGGAAGTACGAGATCACAGACAAGCGCCTTGAAAACGGCGCAAATGGCGATATCGCCGCATTTCTGGACATTAACCTGTACATTAAGGTAGGCGATACCTGGTCTGATGCAATACCGGGGACCGGCGGTAACTCGTTCGTTGGCAAAGACAAGAATGGTACGCACACTTCCGACGAATGCTTCAAGATGGCCCTGACGGATGCAATCTCTGTGGCTTGCAAGGCCCTTGGGTTTGGCGCCGATGTTTACTGGGACACCGACCAGAGCAAGTACGGCAAGTACAACGAGACTCCTAAGCGGGATGGACATCTTCGCGCAGAGAATCCCTCCGCAGGGGAAGAGCAAGCCATACCGCAGGAGCCTAACGGCCCTATCTGCGACAGGTGCGGGCGCGTCATCTTGCCCCAAACGGTTAACGGGAGAGAATTGCCCGTCGCTTTTATCGTCGCCAGGTCCACAGCCAAGTACAAGCAACAGCTCTGCTTGGCTTGCGCGCAGGCCATCAATGCGGAGAATAAGTCATGAATGATTTGGTTACAGAGATCGGCAACAAGAGCCGGATGTTGGATGTGGCCATTGCGGAACTGAAAAAGCGCGGGCAGAAATATGCGGAAGCTGAAAAAGCCTACCGCATAGCCCTCGCGCAGCGCATCCTCGATGAGCGCGAGAAGGGAACGCCGGTGACGATCATCTCCGATATTTGCCGAGGGTCCACACAGATAGCCGGTCTGCGGTTTGAGCGGGACTGTGCGGAAGTGGTGTACAAATCCGCTATGGAGGCAATAAACTCCATGAAACTGCAAATCCGGCTCATGGACAGTCAACTTGACAGAGAGTGGGGTGCCGCAAAATGACACGACGCGCGTTTCCCCGAACAAAGGACATATCCGGGCAGCGCTACGGGAAGCTGGTGGCGCTATACCCCATCTCTCTCAAGGCGACGGGGAATAACACGTACTGGGTTTGCCAGTGTGACTGCGGCAATAAGACAATTTCTAATGGCGCGAATTTGCGCAGAGGGCACAAGAAATCTTGCGGGTGCATCAAACACCGGGTTACGCCGACCTTCCTGACCTGGAACGGCGAGAAGAAGACCGTATGTGACTGGGCAATAATTACCGGAATCAGCCCGGATTTAATCCGCAAGCGCTGGAAGGCTGGGTGGCCCGTAGATGCAATCTTCACAGAGGTCGAAAAGCCGCAACTGTGCTGGGGCTGCGCCAAGGCATGCGGCGGGTGCTCTTGGTCAAAACGTTTTGAACCGGTCCCCGGCTGGACCGCAGTGCCAACGCTACTGTGCGGAAGAATACCATCGTACCGAATCACAGAATGCCCGGAGCTTGTATCGGACGGTACGGAGTACGATGTCGATGAGTGAAAGAAGATGTTTTCTGTGCGGTAGGAACGGCGCACAGGACCCGCTGGAGCGTCACCATATTTTTGGGGGTTCTTACCGCGGCAAAAGCGAGAAATACGGCGCGGTGGTGTGGCTCTGCGGTGACAGGTGCCACAGGAACGGAAAGTCCGCCGTGCACCGGAACGGCGACCAGATGCGGCGATTGCGTCGGTACGGACAGCTGACGATCATGAAGAACGAGGGCTGGTCAGAATCCGATTTCAGGCGCGAGTTTGGAAAGTCATATCTATAGGAGGCAACGATGGAAAAGAAACTGCTGTACACAAGAAGCGAGACGGCCAGGCTGTTGAGCGTAAGCGTTGACACGCTGGACGCCATGCGGAACGACTGCGTTATCCAGGGCTATCATGTGGCCCGAGGGAACCCCCGCGTCTACTTCAAGGCCAAGGATCTGGAGAAGTTTATGGAGCGCTTGGAGGTGGCAGAATGCTGAACAAGATCATCATCATGGGCCGGTTGACCCGGGACCCTGAGCTGCGCCGTACCCAGGGCGGCACCGCCGTCACCAGCTTCACCATGGCCGTGGACCGGGACTTCAAGTCCCAGAGCGGTGAGAAGGAAACGGATTTCATCGACGTGGTGGCATGGCGCAATACAGGTGAGTTTGCCGCGAAGTACCTTGCCAAGGGCCGCATGGCTGCCGTGGAGGGCCGCATTCAGGTCCGCGACTGGCAGGACAAAGATGGCAATCGCCGCAAGGCCGTTGAGGTGGTGGCCGATAACGTATATTTCGCGGACTCCAAGCGGGACAGCAAACCCCAGGAGTCCCGCGCAGTCGACGATCAGGAATTTGACGAGATCGAAGATGATGGCGACCTGCCGTTCTGAAGGAGGTCTGCCATGCCGAATAGAATCATAAAGGAAAGCTTATGCGACTCGGAAAAAATCGCAGCTCTTTCGGATTTTGAGTTTCGGCTTTGGGTTGGATTGATTACGCAGGCGGATGATGCGGGGCGCGGAGATGCCCGCCCCGCTATCATAAAAGGACGTGTTTTCCCGTTCCGGGAGAGGTTATCCATCAAAGATATCGATGCTGCGCTCCAAGAATTGGCGGCAAAAGGCTGCGTGTCCCTCTACACAGTGGACGGGAGGCCCTACTTTTTGTTCCCCGGGTGGGTCAAGCATCAGCGTATCAGAGATTGCAAGCCGAAGTTCCCCGAGCCTCCTGAAAACACAGTTTTGCCGCAATCTGCGGCGAGTCGCGGCAATCTGCGGCAAGTTGCCGCAATCTGCGGCGAGTCGCGGCAATCTGCGGCCTTAATCCAATCCGAATCCGAATCCGAATCCAATCCGAATCCAAGAGAGAAAAACGCGCACGCCGCGCGTTTCTCCCCACCAACCGTTGATGCTGTGGCGGAGTATGTCCGTGAGAAGGGGTATCACGTCAACGCAGATCGCTTTGTGGCCTTCTACCAGCAGAAGGGCTGGATGGTCGGCAAAAACCCCATGAAGGACTGGAAAGCTGCCGTCCGCACATGGCATTACCGGGACAACCCAAAGCCGCCAGCGGAGCAGAAGGCCCCAAAATGGACGTACAACTCCGACACCGGCGGCTGGACGCAGGAGGACTGACGCATGCGGGACTCTCTCTACCTGGAGCAAAACGTCATTGGGGCGCTACTCATCCAGCCAGAATGCTACGAAGCCGCAGCAGAGCTGTCTCCGGATGACTTCATGGTGCCGGAATACGCAGAGCTGTTCCGGGCCATCCAGCGGCGGAATGAGGCCGGGGACCCTGCGGATGCTCCGTCCGTGCTGATAGACGCATCCAGCCGCAACGATAACGTAACCAGCAAGATCATGACGGACTGCATGGAAGTTGTCGTGACCACCGCCAACATCGACGTGTGGGTGTCTGGAATGCGGGATGCATCCATGGGGCGGAAGCTCAGGGATTTGGGCGAGGAACTCCGAACAGCGGATCTATCTCCGCAGGATGCACTCAGAGCGGCGCAGGAAGCCGTCACGGCGATTCAGGACGGCACGGGGGTATCCGGGGGCCTGGCAGTCTCCGATGCCGTGAAGAGCCTTAAAAATCGCGTCGACAAGGGCTTTGCCGGCGGACCCCCACCATACGTCAAGACCGGCTTGCAGGAATTTGACCGATTGCTGGGCGGCGGGCTTATCAACGGCGGGTTTCACATCGTCGCCGCGCGGCCTGGAAAGGGCAAATCCGCCCTGGCTATGCAAATCGCCCTCAATGCGGCAAAACGCGGCGTGAAGGTGCTGTATATTTCCTTGGAGATGTCACCGGATGACTGCACCAGCAGGTTGACGGCCAACATGGCGGGGATATCCTCCCGGCTGCTGATGTTCGGCGGCACACTGACAGAGGCAGAATACGCCAAATACGCGGAAGCGTCCGCCAAGCTGTCCGAGTTGCCCATCGTGTTCAACCGGCGGACGGGCATGGACATGCGGGGCGTGACGGCACTGGCCTACAAAGAGCGACCGGGGTTGATTGTGCTGGACCACATCGGCCTGCTGGAACAAGAAAACAAGAAAGCCACGCTCTACGAGAGCACCACGAAAAACAGCCGGTCGGCAAAACTGCTGGCCATGCGGATGGATATCCCACTACTGTGCCTGTGCCAGCTGAACAGAGCCGGTGCATCAGACCGTGGCGGCGAGTTTCGGGCTACTATGGCCAACCTCCGGGAGTCCGGCGCGATCGAGCAGGACGCGGACACCGTGACGCTGCTGCACCGCCCGTGCGAGAAAGAGGACCGGGGCGAATGGGACCCGGACATGCTGGAGCTATACCTGGACAAAAACAGACGCGGCCCCACCGGGATGGTGAGGATGGCCTATTTCCCCAACACGGGCCGCATAGTGAAGTGAGGGTGACATGAAAAAGATCGTTATTCCCCTGCCCCCTGTGACCAAGAAAAATCACCAGCGCATTGTGCGAGGGCGGTATGGTGCGCCGATGGTGTTGCCGTCCGCACAGTACGAGGCGTACCAGCAGGCCGCCGCATGGCATTGCAAGGGCGGCGAGACCATCGCAGAACCGGTGGAGGTTAAGTGCCTGTTTTATATGCCCACCCGGCGCAAGGTGGACTTAACCAACCTGCTGGAGGCTATCGACGACATCCTGGTGTATGCCGGGACCCTGGCGGATGACAACAGCAGTATCATCGTGTCGCACGATGGGAGCCGGGTCCTGTACGACAAGGACAACCCCCGGACGGAGGTGTATATCAGCCGGTATGAATGACTTTGACTACGATTGCATGCAGAAAAAGCGCACTGCGCGAGGTGCGTTTGCGCATATCAGCCGGAAGCGCGGCGGGTGTACACTGCCCAGCGACAACCTGACCGCGAAGCAAAGAAGGGAGAAAAATGGAGAAGTGAAAAGCTACAACATCACCCGGCCCATGCCGTGGCCGGAGTTCAAGACACTGCCGGATGACCTGAAACGCGAGTTCTTTCGTAACATGCAGAGCTTCGGCAGCACTGCAAGCTGGCTGGCGGATGAAATGGGCGCGGCAAGCGCGACCATAAGAGCCGCCGCAAAAGCCGAAGGGACACCGTTTGCGCGCGGAGGTGGGAATTTGCTACTGTGGGGCCGGAAGGTTGCAGAGTGGGCGAACGCCGAACAGCAGACTGCCGCGGAGACTCCCGCCGAAGAACCTACAGCTCAGGAATCCGGGAAGAGTTTGATCCTGGAGCATGCCCGCATGGAGTTTAGTTTCACCGATTTTTCGGATTTGGTGCAATTCCTGCGGGTAGCGGTGCCGGAAAGCGGGAAAGTGACGGTGGAGTGGTGAGACGATGGAAACATATCTGGAATTCCTGAAATCCAAGATCGTTTTGGCCAAAAAGAGCGGGTTCGACGTTGACCCCGGTGAGATCAATTCGAATCTGAAGCCGCACCAGCGGGACTCTGTAGTGTGGGCGCTTCGCGGCGGACATCGGGCATTGTTCCAATCTTTCGGCCTTGGAAAGACGGTGCAGGAGATAGAGTTCTGCCATCAGGCCGTAAAGCACGACGGCGGACGGGCGTTGATCGTCCTTCCGCTTGGCGTTCGGCAGGAGTTTGCCAGGGATGCGGAAACCATTCTGGGATATCCTGCACCGACCTATATCACCAGTATGGCGGAACTCAGGAATACGGATGCAGAGATCGTCATGACCAACTATGAGCGCGTCCGGGACGGGGACATTGACCCAACGCAGTTCACGGCCGTGGCACTAGATGAAGCGTCCGTGCTGCGTAGCTTCGGGAGCAAGACGTATCAAACCTTCCTGCCCAAGTTCCGGGGTGTGAAATATAAGCTGGTCTGCACGGCTACGCCGTCGCCCAACCGGTACAAGGAGCTTATCCACTATGCCGGATATCTGGAGATCATGGACACGGGACAGGCCCTGACCCGGTTTTTCCAGCGCGACAGCACCAAGGCAAACAACCTTACCCTGTACCCCCACAAAGAAGATGAATTCTGGCTCTGGGTATCCTCGTGGGCGCTGTTCGTGGGGAAGCCCTCCGATTTAGGATATGACGATACCGGGTACGACCTTCCCCCGCTGGACGTCCGTGTGCATATCGTTCCGGACGAATACGGCACGGAAACGGACCGGGACGGGCAATACAAGATGATGAACGCCGCGGCAACATCTCTGGCGGAGGCCGCGCGGGAAAAGCGTGACAGCATTCAGCGGCGCGTAGCCGTAGCCAAAGGAATCGTAGACAGCGACCAGGAGGCACATTTCATCTTGTGGCACGATCTGGAAGCGGAACGCCACGAAATAAAGAAGTCCCTGCCGGAGACCGTGGACATTTACGGCAGCATGGATTACGACGAGCGGGAGCGCCGGGTAATTGATTTTTCGGAAGGCCGAACACGTCTGTTTGCAACGAAAAAGAGCCTATCTGGCTCCGGGTGCAATTTTCAGAGACATTGCCACAGGGCTATCTTCATCGGTATTGACTATGAGTTCAACGATTTCATTCAGGCAATCCACCGAATTTACAGGTTCCTGCAAACGGAACAGGTGATTATCGACATCATCTACACAGAAGCGGAGGACCCCATCTACCGTGTCCTGATGCAGAAGTGGAAGCAACACAACGACATGCAGGCACGAATGCGGGAGATCGTCCAGAAATACGGGCTTTCCGGTGAGGCTCAGACGGAGAAAATGAGCCGGAGCATAGGAGTTGAAAGAGTGGAAATCAAGGGAAAGAATTTCATCGCCGTGAATAACGACTGCGTAGAGGAAACGGCGAAGATGGCGGAAAACAGCGTGGACCTTATTGTGACCAGTATCCCGTTTTCCAACCACTATGAGTACACGCCCAGTTACAACGATTTCGGCCACAATGAGGACACACGGAGATTCTTTGAGCAGATGGACTACCTGACGCCAAACCTCCTGCGCGTACTGAAGCCGGGGCGTGTGTTCTGCTGCCACGTAAAGGACAGGGTTCTGTTCGGCAACGCTACGGGCATGGGCATGCCAACCATGGAGCCGTTCCACGCGATGTGCATCCGGCATTACATGCAGCATGGGTTCGCGTATTTCGGGATGATCACCGTTGTGACGGACGTGGTGCGAGAGAACAACCAGACATACCGGCTGGGCTGGACGGAGCAGTGCAAGGACGGCTCAAAGATGGGGGTTGGCTGCCCGGAATACATTCTTCTGTTCCGCAAGCTGCCTACAGACCGCAGCAAGGCTTACGCAGACGAAAAGGTGGTAAAGAGCAAGGACGAATACACCCGGGCACAGTGGCAGATCGACGCGCACGGTTTCTGGCGCTCATCTGGCGACCGGCTCATGACCAAAGAAGAGATCATGGCCATGGACACCGGGAAGATTCAGGCGGCATACCGGAAGTACAGCCGAGGGACCGTGTACGATTATGCGGAACATGTCCGCATGGCGAAGGAGCTGGACACAGATGACAAGCTGCCCGCCACGTTCATGGTGGTTGCCCCCGGCAGTTGGACAGACCAAGTATGGGACGATATCAACCGGATGCGCACCCTTAACACCACGCAGAGCCAGCGCCGCCAGCAAATGCACGTTTGCCCGCTCCAGTTGGATATTGTAGACAGGCTTATCAATCGCTACAGCAATCCCGGGGAATTGGTGTTGGACCCCTTCGGCGGACTTGGCACTGTCGCCCTGGAGGCGATGAAGGCCGGGCGGCGCGGGTATACCATCGAGCTGAACAACGGGTATTTCCGCGATGCTGTGGGTTATCTCAAGGAGTACGAGCGGGAGGACATGAACATTTCGCTTTTCGACATGATGGAGGAAACAAAATGATCTACGCCCAAGAATCCCTCGTTGACGAGATCATCGTGGACAACTTCGCGGGCGGTGGCGGCGCGTCAACCGGGATTGAGTTTGCCACGGGCAGGCGGGTGGCAATCGCCATCAATCATGACCCGGATGCCATCCGGATGCACCGTACCAACCACCCATACACCGAGCATTTGCAGGCGTCCGTATGGGATGTGGACCCGGTAGCCGAGTGCCGGGGCCGTCCGGTAGGGCTGGCGTGGTTCTCTCCGGATTGCAAACACTTCTCCAAGGCCAAGGGCGCTGCACTGGTGGACCGCAAGATTCGCGGACTCGCTTGGATTACGCTGCGCTGGGCGGCAAAAGTGCGGCCCCGGGTCATCATCTTGGAAAACGTGGAGGAGTTCCAGACCTGGGGGCCTGTGCGTAGAGGTAAGCCGGTGAAGAAGCTGGCAGGAACGACTTTCCGGAAGTTTATCAGCCAACTGGAGGCGCTGGGCTACACCGTGGAGTTCCGGGAATTGGTGGCGGCGGACTTCGGAGCGCCCACCTCTCGCAAACGCTTTTACCTGATTGCCCGTTGTGACGGAAAACCCATTGTTTGGCCGGAACCGACTCACAGCAAAACCGGCGCAGACGGATTGCCCAAGTGGCGCAGCGCGGCGGAGATCATCGACTGGAGCCTGCCATGCCCGTCGGTATTTGCATCTAAGGCGCAGATCATGGACAAATACGGTCTGAAAGCGGTTCGCCCTCTGGCGAAGAACACCATGCGGCGGATCATCCGGGGCGTGGACAAGTTCACCATCAGGAGCGGCAAGCCGTTCATCGTACCCACGGGGTACGGTGAACGCAAGGGGCAGGCACCCCGCGTACATGATATTGACGCGCCGGTTCCTACGGTGGTCGGCACCGGAAAGGAAAATCTGTGCATGCCGCTGCTGGCACCTGTGACGGTGACCAACACCAGCAACAGCGTGGGCGGAACGGTCGGGGAGCCGGTGCATACCGTAACGACCGCAGGGAATCAGATGCTGGTAACGCCGTTCCTTGCGGAGTGCAACCATTCCGGCGGCGGTCATATCGCACCCGTGGGAGATGCATACAAGACCATTACCGCAAGGCATACGGGCGGTATTGTGTGTCCGTCCCTCATCCAGTATCACACAGAGCAGACGGAGAGTGTCCGGGCGTCCGGGCTGGGTGCGCCCATCAATACCGTGGACGCCTCCAACCGCTACGGCCTGACCTGCGCAAATTTGGTGGAGTATTACACCGGCGGAAGGCCGTTGGACATTACGGACGCTATGCACACGGTAACAAGCCATGATCGTGAGGCCGTGGTGGCAACTCATGTGGTGAAGTTCAAGGGCGACAACCTGGGGCACGGCATGAAAGAGCCGATGCAGACAGTGACCACCAGCGCCGGGGAGTTTGCCGAATGCGTGGCATACATGGCGAAGATGCACGGCGGTGACAACTTGGGGCACTGGCCGGAGATTCGCGACCTGCTGAACGAGTTTTGCGGCTACACGCTGGCGGAGGACGAGGTACTTCTGCTGGAAATCGGCGGAACCCTGTACTACATTGCGGATATCGGACTGCGGATGCTGTCCCCGCGTGAGCTGTACAACGCCATGGGCTTTCCGCCTGATTACATCATCGACCGCGACTATGAGGGTAAAGAGTACAAAAAGAGTGCACAGGTGGCCCGGTGCGGAAATGCCGTGTGCCCGCCCATGGCAACGGCTCTGGTGAGGGCAAACCTCCCGGAATGGTGCGGGGCGGAGATCACGACCATGGCACAGTTGACGGACTGTGTGGCGGTGTGAAAGGATGCCCCATGAAACCAATCGCGTAAAGAGATTGCCGCAACCCTGCGCGAATATGCAGAGTGGGCTGATGCGAATATCTACGAAGTACCTATTATGCTACCGGATGATTTGAGAACAGCGGCTGATATGCTGGAGAGAGGAGAATGATATGGACGCGATGGAGTTTTTGAGCGAAGCCAAGCGGATGTGCGACCACAATACGGGACCCTGCGAAACATGCGCCGCGAACGAATTTTGCGGCTTTACGCCGGAGTTCCCGAGCAGCTTCGGGGAAACGACTCAAATGCAGAAGATGGTGGAAATCGTTGAGATGTGGAGCAAGGAACATCCCCGCAAGACGCGGCAGGATAAGCTCTTGGAGCAGTGGCCCAACGCGCAAGTGGTATCTGGAGTATTGCAGATTTGCCCCAAATCTGTTATGGGGACGAACGGATGGTGGAAAGATGGGTGTGGCGGAGTGCAATGTTGCGTCTGCCGCCGCGAGTTCTGGATGCAGGAGGTGGAGTGATGGAAAACATTTTGCAAAACTTCGCCAGCGGGCTGTGGATCGTGTTGGGCGTGTACTGTTTCTTCGGACTGAGGAAGTGGAACAAGCGGTTCAGCGAGCTGTATGAAGAACTGAAACGGGAGGTGGAGTGAATGAACGATATCACACGCCAGCCCTGGGCCGAATGGCTGGAAAACTCCCTGAGAACGGTAATGGATATCGGGGCGGAACGCATGTGCATTGCAGGAAAAACGCCGGATGGGACCGTTTTTACCGGATATTACAACGCCGATGCAACGGATAAGGCCGTGTTTGCGCACAATATCCAGAGCGATGTGACCATGGATATCATCCGGGAGAACATCGGGAAAATCAAGGAGATGCTTGAGGAGAATGACGATGGATAAGCTGAAACCGTGCCCGTTTTGTGGATATAAGGGCGTAGAGATACTTGCGGATGAAAACGAGTATTTGTACTATCGGTACTTCTCACAGTGCCAGAGATGTGGGGCCGGTGCAAAGCGAGCCAACACAGAAGAAGATGCTGTTAAAGAGTGGAACAGGAGGGCTGACAATGGCTGACTACATCGAGCGCACGGAAGAACTCATGCTTGCCATGAACGCCGGTGCGAGGGCAATCGAAAACACGAAGCGTTATCATGGTGCTGTTTACACCAAGGATGTATTATCGGAGAGCCCACAGGAAATCCCGTACTTGCAGGCCGCCAAAGTGTTGAGGGAAGCAAGCGATGCTCCCGCCGCCGATGTGGCCTCGGTGGTGCATGGGCGGTGGGAATACATCCAGCAAACGCTTAACACGCTCAGCCAGCTTAGGTGTCCGTTTTGTGCGTGGTGGTCTCTTGACCAGTCCATTGACGGCATTTATAAATACTGCCCCAACTGCGGTGCGAAGATGGACGGAGGCGACAACAATGCGGCTGATTGACGCTGATGAAGCATTGAGACTGTTTGGCGAAGAATACGAGGAAACGAAAGAATTGATACACAACGGTGAAACTCAGCTTGATAGTCTTGCCGAGGGATTTACAGAAGCATATCACATAATCAAGTATGTTCTTCCAACCGTTGATGCAGTGCCCGTGGTGCGGTGTAAGGAGTGTAAGTGGGCAGGCGGCGATTTTGTGTGCTACCGGGGTGTGATGGTACAGCACAAGCCGGAGGATTTCTGCTCCTACGGCGAACGGAAGGAAGGTGCGGAATGTTAATTTGCACTTGCCCTAACGAACTGGAATGTCCCGCATTATTATCAGATGTGGTGTGTTTTCCGTGGTGCGAATATCTGGAGGACGGTGGCGAGGATGATTGATGAATGCAAGTGGATGCAAGACGAGGTTTGCGTCAACGCAGATTGCCCGATGTGCGCGGATTATTGCCCTGTGGCTGATAATCCGGGCGTATGCAAATACGAGGAAAGGGGGAATAGCGATGCTCAAAAGGACAAACGGCAGGCCGGTGCCAAATAATCCGGCTAAGGCTTACGAGCTGGGGCGCCTGGATGGCACCAAACAATGCATGGACAATGTTTCCTGCGTACTGCTGGACAAGTTCGGATTCCATGTGCGGGAGGAGACGGCGGACAAGCACGACACCCGCAGTTTGGAATACTTACAGCAATGCCTTGTGGAGCTTGTGGAGGCCAAAAACAACGGATACATCAAGATGGCGGACATCGAAAAGGCTCTGCGGGGCGAATATAAGATGGTAAACAGCGCGGAGTAAAGGAGGGCAAATGAGCAAAAAGGCGACACTGCCTTATGACGTGCGGTTGGAGTGCATTGCTTATGTGCGTGGGTATCCGCGCCGGGTGCGGGCGTATCGCGAGGCCCGGGCGGAGATCCTGGGCGGGACGCATAGCGCTACGGAGGGCATGCCAAGAGGACAAGGCACCGGCAGACCCGCCGAGAGCAAGGCGGAGCAGCTGACGATCATTGAGAGCTGGCCGGAGACGAAGAAAATGCGGGCCGTAGAATACGCCATGGACAACGTAGGCCGCGATATCGCCAATGAGAACGTGCGGCGCAAGCTGGTATGGGCGATCATGCGGAATTGCGACAGCCAGAAACAGTACCCCATCGAGATGATATCCCCAGCCGGGATAAGCCCACGCACATTCCGGCGGCGAAAAGATAAATTCCTGTGGCTGATTGCACAAAACGCAAAAATTATTGAAAATGTGGCCCCAAACCACGTTTCAGGTGGTGTAAAATAGTATCATCGGAGAGTGGAACCAATCAGCCCACGACCCGAAATTCCATTTTTATCCTCTTTTTTCTTTCCTTCTTCCATAGGTTAAGGCACAGCCGGTAATTGGTGCCTCCGCGCAAGCGGCCTCGCAAGAGCGTTGCCGGCATGCAGACACTCACGGGATATCTCGCGGGTGTCTGCTTTTATGCGGGCGTAGCCAAAAGGTAAGGCACGGGACTTTGACTCCCGTATGTGCTGGTTCGACTCCAGCCGCCCGTTCCAAAATCAAAAGATATAGGGGTGCTCTATGGGAATTGAAATTTGCCCGATGACGCTCAAAGAAGCCAATGCGTACGTTGCAGAACACCACAGGCATCACAAGCCGACGGTTGGGCACAAGTTTAGCATTGGATGCACCGACGGAGAAAAAATCGTGGGCGCCGCTATTGTGGGGAGGCCTGTATCCCGGTATCTGGATGACGGGAAAACTCTCGAAGTAAACCGGCTATGCACGGACGGGACGCATAACGCATGCTCTATCCTCTACGCGGCGGCGTGGAGAGATGCAAAGGCTATGGGCTATAAGCGAATAGTTACATATATCCTGGAAAGTGAGAGCGGTGCAAGCCTCCGGGCTGCTGGATGGGAATGCACGGGAGAAGCTGGCGGACTGCGATGGACTGGAAAACGGAAGCCGAAAGAGGACCTGTACCCGGCACAAATGAAGAAAAGGTACGAAAAGACGGTGTGATGAAGCGGGAGCCCCCGAGTTTCTGCATAACACAGCCCCTCTGCGGGCATACAGAAACACATAGGAGTGCCCAATTGGGCGGGTGAACTTGTGCCATACATAGCGCAGAGGTGGGAGCGCGGCACATAAACAGGAGAAGTCATGAAAATCATTAAGCACGGGAACCAAGATAAATTTGCCCGGGCAGAATGCCCAACGTGCGGGTGCGTATTCGAGTTCAATACGTGCAAAAAGGTTGAACGCGACTACATGACCGGTAGAACGATTGTCCGACCGGCAGATGCGTATGTCATGTGCCCGGAGTGTAACGAACTTTTTGAAATCACCCCAAATATGGCAAGACGGGAAGAAGGTGACATAGATGGCAAGTAAAATCACGCAAGCTATGAGAGAGCAAGTCCTTGCCGACTATGACGCATGTAAGCATATAGCGACTGTGGCAAAACAAAACGGGCTTTCCGAGCCGACTATCCGCAAGATCATCGTACAAGAACGCGGAGAGAATGCCATCTCACACACCAGGGGCGCGGCATCAGCGTCTGTTACGGCCAGGTGCACTGCAACAAATGAAGAAATCTCGCAAATTGTTAGGGAGTCATTCCAATACTTCAAGAGGTCGTGCGTAAAAACTGATGAAGAATGCGCCGATAAGCTTAACGACTATTTCAAACAGTGTGTAGAGGAAGGACAAATCCCCACGGTGGAAGATATGTGCCTCGCTCTCGGTGCCGTAACTCAAACGGTTCTGGACTGGCAAAAGGGATCGTTGGGCCCCGTGAGGGCTGGCATGATAAAAAAAGCCAAACAAATTCTGGCCGGAATCGACGCAAAACTGGTCTCACAGGGGAAAATTCCGCAGATTACGTACATTTTCCGCGCAAAGAACTTCTTCGGCATGACCGACAAACAAGAGGTCGTTCTCACGCCCAACAATCCCCTTGGGACAGAAACGCCGCCCGAAGAACTTCAGAAGAAGTACATCGAGGCGGCGTCTTGCGACTATGAAGCCTGATTTTCTTAGCGACTATTCAGCAACTTTCGAAGTATTGGCAACGATTTTCCCGGGTTTATACACGGTTTAGCGACTATCAGCGACTTTCGCGCAAAACTGGGCGACTTTCGCAGCGACTTTCGGCGCGAATCCGCCAGATTGAGCGCATGCGCACAGCCGCTTGACCAACTCCCCCGCCTTTCCCCAGCCACGCCCTGAGCCGGACGGCGCGCACTGTCTCGCCCGGGATTATGCCCCACCTGCGCCATAGCGTTGATGGGCCTGTCAATACGATTTGCGGCGCTGCCATATCCCCCGGCCCCGGAAGCGGCCACGCCGCCATGATCAAGCCGGGAAAAGCAGGGCGGCCACACACCGCGCAAACACACCATACCATGACACCGCCACAAACCCCGCTAAAACGCCGCGCGCAGCGTGTTGCGTTGGCGGAGGTATCCCAATACCACCCAACACCAAAAGCCCGCAAAACGCCATTAAAACGCCATTGCGGGCAAGGCACAAAAAACAACCGCCCCGGAGCTATCCCGGGGCGGCCTGTTGCCTGGAAGATTATCTATAGAGATACTGCCGGATGCAGTATTGAGTGCTGCAATAGCAGGGGAGCAACACATACAGTTGGCCCTTGCGGGTGCCTCCGGCAGTCCGTACCGGCTGCGCGTCGGGATCTGCCAGGCGGCTAATATATCCGCGCTGGTACTTGGCATCGGCTGTCTTATATCCGGCCTTGATCGCGTCTACATATGTCATGGTGATATATCCTTTCCGGGGCGTTGCCCCTGTCAGATGGTTAATTACTTGGATTTGCGGACCACGTCGGCCAAGATGGCCAACGGGAACCATATAATCAGTAACAAGAGAGTTAGCAATCCGGCACCCCCTTAAAACAAGACAAACAGACTGGAGCAACGCCCGATAATGGCGTATAACTGCCCGGTTTCGGTATCTTCGGCCAATCCGCCATTGATACCGTAAACGCCCGTAGAATAGCCCACCTTTTCAAGCCTGCGCAGCGTGTAAATATATTCGCTCGGCTTGTTGGTGTAATCCTCAGCCACCCCGAGCCGCACCAGGTCGCGCAGCTCTTTCAATTTATACTTCCTCATTGCTGCACCTCCTGTTCCAAAACCTAACCAGCTTGTCAACGTCTTTGCTTCTCGGCGATGCCATCGCGCCAATCATGCACCCATCTTTATGACGAGGATTCCCAACGAGCAAAGCGGTTTTGATATAATCGATCGTTACAGCTTCGATTTTCATGTCGCATCCGCAAAACGGACACGGCTTGAGTTCGCGTTCAGTTTCAGCCATCGCTTTCTCCTCCTTCCAGCAGCACAAGCTCCCAGAGCTGCGTCTGCGTGTACTTCCTCATGCCTGCACCTCCTGCCGGGCGGCCCGGATAGCTCCATACATCCGGCGAAAAGCCTGATGCAATGCCCTGGCCTGCACATCAAGCCATTCTTCCTGGCTGTTCGGTCTGCGCTCCCCGTTACGGGTGCGCTTGAGTTCTGAGGGGGTGCAGAGGGCGGCGGCGATGTCCCCATCATACACAAGGGCAGAGCCGCCCCAGCTGTATTCACTCCAGTTACGCGCCCCATTCAAGGCCGCAGTCTGGCAGGCGGTGCAGTTTTCCAAAGTTTCGCCGGAGATATAGCCGCCCTTGTAGTAGTCCGTGAGCTGCTGGAGCATGTCCACGGCGTAATCATTCACGCCCCGGCCCCATGCGCTGCGGTCCTTGCGCTGTTCAAGCGTCTGCGCTGCCTTTGCAAGTACTGTTGTATAATCCATTGTATTACCTCCCGGCCTTGTGGCCTTATCTCTTGACCAGGCAGGCCGGGCGTGGTACACTGTACGCGCTGGGCCTCTGGTCTGGTGTGGGGGGCTGCTCCGGGGCTTGGTAGGCTGTAACCGGTGCGGCCCTCTCTCTATGCTGATATGATAACACTCCCGGCGGAGTATGTCAATACCTTAATGCACAATTTTGCAATATTGCAATGGATTATTTGCAAGGCATGCGCAACGCGCCGCCGGTGTTGCATATGGGTATACCTTTTGACACGCTGGCGGCGGTGCGTGACCGGGGCGGGGGATATCGTGGGCGGGAGCGGGGCCGGGTAAGCCCAAAAATACCCGCAAAAAACAAAAGAGAAAAACCTGTGCATTGCATAAACTGAAATTGACATATTGACACACCCTTGCAGACGTGATATAATCACAGCAAAGGAGGGACGAAACATGAAAGTAGGATACGTCCGTGTGTCAACGAAAGAGCAAAACACAGCAAGGCAGGAAATCACGATGGAAGCGCTCGGCGTGGAGAAGCTGTTTGTAGACAAGTGCAGCGGCAAGAACACTGACCGGCCAGAACTGAAGAAGTTGTTGGCGTTTGTGCGCGAGGGCGATACCGTGGTTGTGAGCGAGATCAGCCGGTTTGCAAGAAATACGCGCGATTTGCTAAACCTTGTTGACCAACTGACAGAGAAGGGTGTACAATTTGAATCACAGAAGGAAAAGATAGATACCACCACCCCGGCGGGCAAATTTATGCTGACGGTATTTGCGGCAGTGAGCCAGCTGGAGCGTGATTATATCAAATCCCGGCAGAAAGAGGGCATCGACGCGAAAAAGGAGCGCGGCGAGTATGTAGGCCGTCAGGCTATCCCGGTGGACAGGAAGAAGTTCGAACAGGAATACGACCTTTGGAAATCGGGCCATATCACCGCCAAAGCGGCTATGGGTCATTTGGGACTGAAGCCGAACACATTCTACCGGCGTGTTAAGGAATACGAATCCGGCGAGATGAAGTAATTCCCCCGGCCAACCGGGAGAAAATAAATGTGGAGGAAAAGGAAAATGAGAGCAAAGAAAGTGTGGGCAGTGCTGCTTGCCATCATGGTGGCGGCAATTGCTATGGTCGGGTGCGGAGGCACCGCAGACCAACCGGATGACGGCGAGACCGGAGGACAGACCGTTGAGAAGGTCGTGTATGACGGCGAGACGTTCAAGGCAACGTACCTGGGCATCACGGAGTTGGATTCCGTGCCGGGTGTTTGCTACATCCAGATGAAATTCGAGAACAAGACGGACCAGGAAATTACGGTATATCCGCAGGACAGCTCTGTGAATGATACGATGGTCCAGTACCTGGGTGGAGTCCCCGCAACAATGCAGGGCGGGAAAAACATCAATTATTCCATGTTTTTCTACCTTGAAAAGGCTGGCCTGTCCGACATTTCCGAGGTCAAGACGCTTGAGTTCAAGCTGACCGCTGATTTCAACGAGACCTCTGACACGATCACAATCAACGTGGGCGAGTAACCTATACAAGCAAAATAAAAGAGACGAGTTCTTTCGGGAACCCGTCTCTTTTTATGCGCAAAAGGAGGGCGCATGGACTACACGAAGCTGGCGGAAAACATAAAACAGCATATTGCGCGGAATCCGTCAGACCACGTGCCGTACATGGACCTTCTGTCCGTATGCCGACAACTGGAACCGGATGATTTCACCCTGGCCCATGAGCTGAGCAAGGATTTGCGAAAACTGAGTTCTGCGGCCCTGCACAAGTGCAGCGCAAATGCGGCGGATTCTTTGTTTGACGTGTACAAAAAGGCCATGTGCTTTGACGCACCGCACGATTTCGACACGTTTCTACTGTACATTGAGATGAACCGCAAACCAGAGAAGAAGTTCTATGCACCCAGGCGACATTATTTGCGGCCTATAGTGGCGGCGTATCAAGAGGTTTTGGACGGAAAGCTGCGGCTGTTAACGCTGTCGATGCCCAAACGCGCCGGGAAATCCCAGTTGGGCATCAATTTCGTCAATTTTCTGTCCGGGCGGGAACCGGACAAGTCGTCCCTAATGGAAGGGACGGGGGACGACCTGGTGAAGAGCTTTTATTCCGGGTGCCTGGAGTATCTGCAAACGCCAAATGAATATTTATTCTATGACGTTTTCCCAAATTCTCCGTTGGTGCAGACCAATGCGGACACAAAGATACTGAATCTGCGGTCAAGATCCCGTTTCCCCACAGTCATGTGCCGATCTATTGACGCAAGACAAGTGGGATTGTCGGAGGCTACGAACGTCCTATATCTGGATGACTGCGTAGATGGACGCGGGGAAGCAAAAAACCGCCAGAGGTTAGACGATAAGTGGGAGATCATATCCGGTGATATCCTGGGCCGAGCCATAGAGGGAACCCCCATTGTCGCCACGGGGACCCGCTATTCGCTGTATGACCCCATCGGCCACCTCCAAGAGGAAGCGCAAAAAGGCGGCTGGGCGTGGAAAGCCATTGAAATACCGGCACTTGACCCCGTTACGGACGAGAGTAACTACGAATACGAACGGGACGGGAAAAAGGTGTTTACCACAGCATATTTCCGCGAACAGAGGAAGCTTTTGAGCGCGGAACAGTTCGAGAGTGAATTCCAGCAGCAGCCCTTTGAAGCAAAGGGGCTGCTTTTTAACAAAGATGAGCTGAATTATTTCTTTGAACTCCCCACAGGCCGTGATCCGGACGCCGTTATTGCCGTGTGCGACACCGCAGAAAGCGGAAGCGACAGCACCGCCCTTCCCGTTGCGGCGCTGTACGGGGATGAAGTGTATATCGTGGACGTGGTGTTTGATGATTCTCCGCCGGAAGTCACAAAGCCGGAATGCGCCAGGTGCCTGATCGACAACCGCGTTGCGGACGCGCTGTTTGAAAGCAACAACGCGGGCATGTATTACGCCAGAGACGTTGCGAAAATCGTTCGGCAGCGCGGATATAGCGTTGGAATACGTACAAAAAGGACCATTTCCAACAAACAGACGCGAATTGAATTTGCGTCCGACAACATCAAGAAACACTTCTGGTTCAAGCATCCATCCACCTATAAGCGGGGAAGCCAGTACTTCAATTTCATGAAGGAAGTCACCACTTATACCCGGAGCGGAAAAGTGCCGCACGATGACGCACCGGATTCTTTATCCCTGCTGGAGAACGAAATCCGGATGCGAGTGGGCGGAAAAGTGGAAGTGTTCAAGCGGCCATTTTAAGGGGGTGTGCCAATGAATCTTTTTGGTCGGAAGGTTATCTACACGGACGTTGAGCACGTCACCCGGGGAAATGTGGTGGATATTTTGCAAAAGGCTTTGCCCATCCACCAGATGAACCGGGCGGACATTGAGTATCTTTACAGGTATTACAAGGGAGACCAGCCCATTTTGGGAAGGGTAAAGGACGTCAGGCCAGAAATCAACAACAAGATCGTTGTGAACCGGGCGAACGAGATTGTTTCGTTCAAGGTCGGGTATCTTCTGGGTGAGCCTGTGCAGTACGTCAGCAGGGGGAACGATGAATCCGTCGCTGAGGGCGTGTCCAAGCTCAACGATTATGCGCTTTCGGAAGACAAGGCCGCCAAGGACAAGGAGCTGGCGGACTGGTTTCATATCTGCGGAACGGCTTACCGCATGATTCTGCCGGACAAAATGGCGGACGTGGATGAAGATGAAGCACCGTTTGAGATTTTCACACTGGACCCGCGCAACACCTTTGTGGTGTACTCCAGCGGCTTAGGCCACCGGCCCATTCTTGGCGTGACGTATGTGCAGAAAGAGGACAACACCGTTGTTTTCTGCTGTTACTCCGAGGATACGTATTTCGAGGTGACGGAAACCTGGGATGTGAAAGCGGAGCCGCAGATTTTGGGAATCCCCATTATCGAGTACCCCGCCAATGAAGCCCGGTTGGGTGCTTTTGAAATCGTGCTCCCCCTTCTGGACGCTATCAACAACGTCCAATCCAACCGCATGGACGGCGTGGAACAATTTGTCCAGGCGCTGATGCTGTTCCACAACGTGGACATTTCGTCCGAAGACTACAAGAATCTGAGGGAAGAAGGCGCTATTAAATTCAAGGACATTGATGCGACGCTCAAAGCTGACGTTGGGTACCTGACGGCGGAGCTGAACCAGACGCAGACCCAAACATTGACGGATGACATGTACGACACTGTCCTGACGATCTGCGGCATGCCGAACCGAAATGGAGGCTCCTCCACCAGTGACACCGGGTCTGCGGTCATTATGCGCGACGGATGGTCGTCAGCAGAGGCGCGGGCAAAGGATTCCGAACAGATGTTCAAACGGTCCGAAAAGCAGTTTCTGAAAATCGCCATCAAAATCTGCAATAATCTGCGGGCACTTTCTTTGAAAATGTCCGCCCTGGAAATCCGGTTTACGCGCCGGAACTACGAAAATATCAGCGAAAAGGCCAGCGTTCTGGTAGCTATGTTAAACAACGGGAAAATTGCCCCCCAACTGGCATTTACACACTGCGGCATGTTCTCCGATCCTCAGCTTGCGTACAAAATCAGCGCGGAATATGCCGAAAAGCAAGAAGAAAAGGAACTATCGACAGGGAAGTCGTTAAAACGCAACGGGGAGACAACCTCGGAAAAAACAGAAAACGGTGCGGAGGGAACCGCCGAAAAAACGCAGGAGGTATCAACATGAAAATCGACACCAGCAGAATCGAAGGTTACGCAGATATGTCCACCGAGGACAAGCTCAAGGCCCTAGAGGGCTTTGAGTATGAGGACAACGCCGCAGAGCTTTCTCGGCAGAAGAACGCTATTTCCAAGGCAAACTCCGACGCCGCCCAGTGGAAGAAGAAGTACAACGACATGCTTTCCGAGGACGAGCGCAAGAAGCAGGAACAAGCCGATAGCATTGCCGCCATGCAGAAAGAGCTTGAGGAGCTGAGAACGGCAAAGACCGTCTCTGAGTACAAAGCCAAGTTTGTGGCGCAGGGCTATGCAGAGGACTTGGCAGATGACACCGCCAAAGCTCTGGCGGCTGGTGATTCTGCAAAGGTCTTTGCGAACCAGCAGAAGTTCTTGGACGAGTATGCCAAGAAGGTAAAGTCCGACATCCTCAAGGGAACTCCCGCGCCGCACGGCGGTGCCGGTCCCGTTGGAGTTGATTACGACAAGAAGATCGAGGAGGCGCGTGCAAGCAAGAACTATGCGGAAATCGCTTATTACACGCGCTTGAAGGCACAGGAAGAATCCGCAAATAACAAATAAAAGGAGTTAAGACATGGCAGATACTTTTGCTACCAGCTTTGCAACGCTGAACTATTCCGGCATGCTCTTCAACAAGGGCAATACCAAGACCCCCCTGAGTTCCATTATCGGTTCCCGGGCTAAGGTGACGAACCACGTAGAGTTTGTTACCGGCCAGGAGTACACCACCGGCGGCGGAGAACAGCCCGCCATCTCCGAGTCTGCGTCTTTGACCGCCCCCGATGCTTCCATTGTGACCCGGGAGCAGCAAACAAACGTTACCCAGATTTTCCATGAGGCTGTCGGCATCTCCTATGCCAAGCAGTCCAACATGGGCACCCTGTCTGGCCTGAACGTAGCTGGTCAACAGGCAAACCCCATTAACGAACTGGACTTCCAGGTGGCCGCCAAGATGCAGAAGATCAACCGCGACATTGAATACACGTTTATCAACGGCGTGTACAACAAGGCCACCGATGACACCAAGATCAACAAAACCCGTGGTCTCGTTACCGCAGCCACCACCAACGTCACGGCTATGGCCAGCAAGCCTCTGGGCCTGTGGGAAATTGCCGACATGGTGAAGAAGATCTATGCCCAGAACGCTCCCACCGATGGCCTTTGCCTGTGGTGTGACGCTGTGACCATGTTCCAGGTCAACGCCGACGCTGTTCAGAATGGCCTGACCGTGGTTCCCGCTTCGCGCGAAATCAACGGTATTTCTCTCTCCAGCGTGGTTACTCCCCTGGGCGTGGTGTACCTGTATCTTGGCGAGTGCCTACCCGCCGGCACCGCTCTGCTGCTGAACCTGGACGTTATCTCCCCCGTGTTCCAGCCCGTGCCCGGCAAGGGTAACTTCTTCCTGGAGCAGCTGGCAAAGACCGGCGCGGGCGAGAAGTATCAGCTGTTCGGCCAGATCGGCCTTGACCATGGCCCCGAGTGGTATCACGGCAAGTTTACCGGCATCGCCACCAGCTTTACCAAGCCCACCTACAGCCGCAGCGTGTTCATCGCCAACGACGCCAGCAATCCCGTTAACACCAAAGCTGTCACCGGCTGATCTGGAGGTATGAGATGCGCGACGAAGAAAAACTGGCCATGCTGGGAGACATGACCGGAGAGACAAGCGAATCGATTCTCTCTGCGTATCTGAATATTGCGGCCAGCAAGATTCTCCGCAGAGCGTTTCCGTTCGGGACAGATGCTACTGCTGTCCCCGCATGCTACGAGATCAACCAAATTGAGATCGCCGCATATCTCATCAACAAGCGCGGAGCAGAGGGGGAAACAGCGCATAGCGAAAATGGCGTTTCCAGGTCTTATGAGGGCGGCGATGTGCCGCCTTCTCTTATGCGGGAAATTGTGCCGTTTGCGGCCACCATGTGAGGTGCAAGGATGAAAATCATGAACCGAAACAAAAGGCCGTGCTGGTATCTTTTGTACCGAGGGACAGAACTGGAGAAGGACGCTAATGGCTACGAAACCGGAGAAAAAAGCGTGAAATACGCGGACCCGGTGAAAATGGAAGCCAATATCTCCCCGGCTGCCGGGTATGCGCAGATTCAGCAGTTTGGGCAGTTCATCTCCTATGACAAGGTGATCATCACAGATGATACGGCTTGCCCCATAGACGAAAATACAGTACTTTTTATTGACAAAAAGCCGGAATATAAAGACGGGAAACCGCTTTATGACTACGTTGTAAAGCAAATTGCCAAGTCTCTGAATTTGGTTTCCATCGCCGTCAGCAAGGTGAATGTGTCGTGAAAAGGACTGTAAAGACGGCGCTGTCCGCTGCGGGCATTCAACGGATGATTGACGTAGTCGAGGATTACCGGACATGGCTGGAGGACCGGGCGAATGTGCTTCTCCGAGAGCTTTCTTCCATGGGGTATGATATCGCATCCGCGAAATTTGAGTCTGCCGTATACGACGGCACAAACGACGCGAAAGTAAAAATCGAAGAACGAGACGGACGCACGGCGGCGGTGGTAGCTGTCGGTGCGTCCGTCCTGTTTATTGAATTTGGCACTGGCGTTACATACCCGGACAACCACCCGGAAGCCGCGCGAAACGGCATGGTTCGCGGCGCTTACGGAAAGGGTCACGGCAAGCAAAGGACGTGGGGCTACTACGGGGACCCCGGAACGAACGGAGTTGAGAAAACGAACCCAAAAACCGGCAATACGGTGGTTCTTACTCACGGCAACCCGGCCAACATGTCTATGTACGACACGGTAAAGGAGCTTTCAGACAGGCTCCCAGCCCTTGTCAAGGAGGTGTTCCGATGATCGACATCGAAAGCAAGGTGTATACGCCAATCGCGGAACAGCTCCGCGAGAAATACCCGGGCATTGACGTGGCCGGGGAGTACATCAATGCGCCCCCTAAATTCCCACATGCCAGCATTGTGGAGCAGGACAATTACACCTCCGCAAATCGTTTAGATTCATCTGAAAGCGAGAGATATTCCGTACTGATGTACGAGGTAAACGTCTACTCCAACAAAACTGGCGGGAAAAAGAGTGAATGCCGTTCCATCATGGCAGACATCGACAGGATGATGTATGCGCGTAACTTCACAAGGATTTCCATGTCCCCGGTCCCGAACATGGAAAACGCTTCTATCTACCGTCTTGTTGCCAGATACAGGGCGGAAACAGACGGGGCCACTATTTTCAGACGATAACAGAAAGGAATGATGACCTATCGCTATCTCTACCTACAAGGTTTTCCTGATGCATAAAGATACCAGCGCTGCGTCGTGGTCGAAGCTGATCGACATCAAAGAGTTCCCTGATCTGGGTGGCGACCCCGACATGCTGGAAACCACCACGCTTTCCGACAAGATGCAGACCTTCATCGCGGGCATCCAGTCCATGGACGGCCTGTCTTTCACTGCCAACTACACCTTGACCGATTATAAGGCGCTCAAGGCGCTGGAGGGCAAGCAGGAGGATTACGCCGTATGGTTCGGCGGAACCGAAAGCGCGGGAACGCTGACTCCTTCCGGGACGGACGGCAAGTTCAGCTTTAAGGGCGAGTTGTCCGTGTACCCCACTGGAGGCGGCGTCAACGAAGTTGTGGGCATGGCTATCACCATCGCCCCCTCGACCGTAATCAATTTGGAGAACGAATAAGGAGGAAACAGAACATGGCAAAGACGCTTACTGTTAAGGACCCCGTGACTGGCATTGCGTACACCCTGGAATATACCCGGAAGACCGTGGAGCTGATGGAGAAAGAAGGGTTTGTTGCGACCGAAGTCGAAAACAAGCCTATGACCAGTCTCCCCGCGCTGTTTGCTGGAGCTTTTAAGGCTCATCATCGGTTTGTTAAGCGCGACGTGATCGACAGGATTTACGCGGGCATGCCCAAGAAGGACGAACTGATCGGCAAGCTGGTTGAGATGTACAACGACCCCATCATCGCCCTGCTGGACGAGCCTGCGGAAAGCGAGGAAAACCCTACCTGGACGGCGAACTGGTAAACGAGTCGCCGTCGAATAAAGCGGGGGAGCCAATCCCCCGCTATTCCGATAAATTCTATGAGCTGTTTCCATATTATCTGGCCATTGGCATGACCTATAGCCAGTACTGGGACGAGGACTGCGAACTGGTCAAATATTACAGGGAAGCAGCGAAGATTAAACGCGATTTGACAAATCAAACCGCATGGCTGCACGGCGCGTACATTTATGAAGCCGTGGCGGATTTGGCACCCATTCTCCGCATGGGTGGCAAGAAAGGCACCAGGCCAAAGCCGTACCGTGATTCCCCATACGACCTGTATGCACAGAGCGAAAAGCCCAAAAAACAGGAGCAAGGCGACAAGAAGGCGCGGTCCGTCATGGAGATGTTTATGATCGCAAACAACAAACGATTCGAACAGGGAGGTGGCAAAAATGGCGGATAATGTGGAAATCCAGGGTATTGAGTTTCAAATTAAGGAAAACAGCGACAGCGCTGTAGCGTCCCTGGAAAAGCTGCAAAACACCCTGGTTCGTCTGAAAACGGCCACATCCGGGGGCGTGTCGGCTTTGCGCACTACTGCCAGGCAGTTGGACTCCCTGAACAAGGCCCTGGAGAACACCAGCGCAGATAAGATTCAGAAGATCCGGTCCTTGACCAGCGGACTGAAGAGCCTGAGTGAGGTCGGCGCCGTCAAAATCTCCAGTTCCGTGCCGAACCAAATCGCCGCACTTTCTACGGCGCTGAGCCAAATCAAGACAACGGACGGCGATAAGCTGATTGCCCTTGCAGACAGTATGCGCCCGCTCTCCGAACTGGGACGTTCCCGTCTCACATCGTTTATTAGCCAACTCGGCAAACTCCCGGAGGTCATGCGTGAGCTTGATGCGGCGGACTTGGATAAGTTTAACCGCCAAATGAAAGAGCTTGCGGCGGCGATTCGCCCGTTGTCTGACGAGATGCAGCGACTCGGAACGGGATTTGCTGCGCTACCCGCCAGACTCCAGCGGGCCATTACGATGGTAAACCAGTACAACGCCGCCGTGCAGCGCGGGACTCGCAGAACCAGCATGTTCAGCAGGGCTACGGGCATGATTCGGTTCGGCATTTTGTATGCTGGGCTGCGGCGCGTGGTGGGCCTTATCGGGACGGCCATCACGGAATCCAACACATACCAGGAGGACCTGAACCTGTTCAACGTCGCGCTGGGTAAATACGCAAAGGAAGCGCAGAACTACGCAGAAAAAGTATCTTCTGTGATGGGCATCGACCCGGCGCAGTGGATGCGGAACCAGGGCGTGTTTCAGACGCTTCTGACTGGATTTGGAGATACAGAAGACCGGGCATACACCATGAGCAAAAACCTGACACAGTTAGGCTATGACCTGTCCTCTTTCTTCAATATCTCTATTGAGGACTCCATGCAGAAGCTGCAATCCGGCATTGCTGGAGAACTGGAGCCCCTGCGAAGATTGGGCTATGACCTGTCTGTTGCGCGATTGCAGCAGGAAGCGCTGAATCTTGGTATTACCAAGAGCGTTTCCGCCATGAATCAGGCGGAAAAAGCAGAACTGCGGTACTACGCTATTATGACACAGGTGACTACCGCACAGGGAGACATGGCCCGAACCCTGGAAGCTCCTGCGAACCAGCTGCGTGTGCTTAGAGCAGAAATCACTCAGGTGTCCCGTGCAATCGGCAATCTGTTTATCCCGATTCTGACCAAGGTTCTGCCTTATGTCATTGCGTTTCTGCAAATTGTCCGCGAGTTAGCGAACGCGCTGGCTAAACTGTTTGGGTTTGAGCTTACGGACGTTGACTGGGATGGCGTGAATCGTGGAGCTGTTGCCGCCGGGGAGCTTTCGGACAACATGGATGCAGCGGTAGATGCTGCCAAGGAGTTTAAGCGCTACACCATGGGCTTTGACGAATTGAACATCCTGCCGTCCAACACGGGTTCTTCCGGCAAAACGGATGCTGGCATTACCGGCTCTGGTGGACTCGGGATTGATTTGCCCGAGTACGATTTCCTGACTGGGGCTGTTCAAAGCAAGGTTTCTGAGATCAAACAGACAATCGAAGACAACATTGCAGAAATCAAAGCCACATTAGGCGCGGCCGATTTTGTTATTGGCGCGATTCTCGCTTTTACCGGGATTAACGTGCCCGCCGGAATCGCCATGATGGCAAGTGGCCTTGCTCTGATGATTTCCGGCAACGAAGATAACCCGGACGCCGTAAAGAATGTTTTGGAAAATGCCATCGCAAACATTGACCTTGTAAGCGGAACTGCAGCGTTGGTCATCGGCGCAATCCTTGCCTTTTCCGGGGCAAATATTCCCATCGGCATCGGCCTTATGGCATTTGGCGCAACGGAACTGATTGCGTCTCAAACTCTGACGTGGGATAAACTGTCGGAAGATGTCCGACAAATCATCGGCGGGCTGGTCACATTTGTTGCATTGGGCGCACTGGCGGTAGGCGCCATTTTGGCCTTCTCCGGGGCGAATATCCCGCTGGGTATTGCCTTGATGGTGGCTGGTGCGTTCGTGCTGGCCACAGCAATTGTTCCAAAGTGGAACGAAATGCCTGATTCCGTGAAAAAAACAATCACCACCGTTATGGTGATACTTGGTGCCGCGCAGTTGGTACTCGGCGCGTTGCTTACGTTTACCGGAGTAAACATCCCTCTGGGCATTGCTCTGATGGTAATCGGAGCGGCAAGCCTCGCGACAGCTGCGGCGCTGAACTGGGACGCCGTCTCGAAGTTCCTGAAAAAGTCGATCTCTTATATTGCGGGTATTGTTGGCGGTGCACTTATGGTTCTCGGCATTTTGCTGCTCCTGTCTGGCGCGGGAATTGGACTCGGCCTTGCCGTGCTTGCCGCCGGGCTTGCATCATCTCACGCCGCATGGAAGCTGGACGACAACCCTATTACCCGATTTGTAAAGAAGATGGCCAACGGGATTATCTCCATCGTCAATGTCGTGATTGATGCGGTAAATGAGATGTTCCACCTGGACTTCAAGGGTCTAAAAATCGGTGGCATTCAGATTATACCCGCTTTCAATAAGAGATTGGTAAACATCCCGAAAATCAAACAGTTCGCCGAAGGCGGTTTTCCCAACGAGGGCCAGTTGTTTGTTGCCCGTGAAGCTGGCGCGGAGATGGTGGGCAACATCGGCAGACGGACATCCGTTGCGAACAATGACCAGATAGTCTCCGCCGTGTCCGATGGCGTGTACCGCGCTGTAATGTCGGCCATGTCCAATAAAGATGGAGTGTCCGGGGATATCAATCTCACTATCAATATGGATGGTGATGTGGTGTATCGCAACGTCGTAAAGAAGAACAAAGAGGTGGTTCGGGCAACCGGCAAATCTCCTCTGTTCGCGTAAGGAGGGCACATGGCAATCATCACGGTAAAAAAGAAAGACGAGACCACTGTGCCGCTCCCTGACCCCAAATCTTTTTCCTGGGGCTTACAGGACGTAGATGCAGACGGTTCCGGAAGAAACCAAAATGGTGATGCGTTCCGCGACAGGGTGGCCAGGAAACGGAAGTGGACCATGGAATGGCCCCCTCTGACTGCTGAACAATGCTCCACAATCCTGAAAGCCGTCACGGACGTATTTTTCCAGGCGACAGGGCCAGACGCGGAGGACGGTACAAACCGCACCATGACATGCTATGTGGGCGACCGGACTACTCCCATGTATTCTTGCATCGATGGAGAGTGGAGATGGGAAAGTCTTGCTATGAACTTCGTGGAGAGGTGACGCCATGTACAATGTCTCCACCGCATTCCACACCGCATTTGCGGATTATGGCCGCGAGATCAAGGCCAAGGTGATTTTCAACGGGCAGACAGAGCTTGACGGAGACTACGTTCAGGAGATCACCGCCACACCGGCGTTTGACTCCTCGGACGGAATCTCCGTCGGCTCTGCCTGTTCCGGGCGGTGCAAAATCCGCATTTACAAGCCGGATGAGCCGCTGCAATTGTCCGGCGGGTACTTTGTGCCGTATATCGGCATCTACGTTCCTGGTGGTGATACAGGCGCGACAGCCATCGCCGGTCAAGCTGTGGCCGGTAAGGCAATCGCCGGCGTAAGCACAGTAGCATCTGGGGTGGAATATGTCCCCCTGGGGCGATACTACATCCCCGCAGACGGCGTAGAAAATTTGGTGTATGGCTGGGAAATCACCGGCTATGACCAGATGGCATCCTTGACGGAGCAATACACCCCGCAAATTGAGTTCCCCGCCACGCCAGATGCTATGCTGACGGACTTGTGTGCGCAAAGCGGCCTGACTCCCCCAACGGTGACTTTCCCAGATATGACAATCGAGTCTGTGTTTGAGGAGACCATCCGACAGCAGCTGGGGTGGCTGGCTGGACTGTGCGGACAGTCCGCGCACTTCGACCGGGACGGCAATCTGGTGTTTAAGTGGTACGCAAAGACTACTTTTCAGGTCAGCCGGGACCAACAGTACATGTCCGGCCTTACCCGCACGGCAGACGGTCTGTACACGGTATCCAGCCTCACCACCGGCACGGAAGATGAACCCATTACATCCGGCACCGGCTTGGGCATCACATCTACAAACCCATACATGAACCAGGCCGTTGCAGACCTGATTCAGCCGGAGTTAGAGATATCCTTCCAGCCCTGCGACGTAAAATGGCGTTGTGACCCGTCTGTTGAGGTGGGCGACGTCATCCAGGTGGAGGGTGATACCGGCGAATGGCTGGACGTGTGTGTTATGGAGCAGGAAATCCACCTGTACGGCGGTCTGTCCTCTACGATGCACAGTTACGCCCCACAGGACGCGGATTACGCCATGGAAAGCCCCACAGAGCAGCGCATCAAGCGAGCTTATGAGGGCCTTACCAAGGCCATGCAAAACGCCACGCAAAAGATCATCGGGGCAAAGGGCGGGTATTATGAACTGACACTGGACGAACAGGGCTTCCCCATCGGGTGGACCCTGCGAGATACGCCCACCATTACACCCAATACACGGATGTGGATTATGTCCACCGGCGGTTTGGGATTCTCCAAGGACGGAGGAAATACCATTTCCGGTGTTGCCTTGACCATGGACGGCGAGATCAACGCAAATGTCATCACAGCTGGGCAAATGTCTGCCGAAAGAGTCACCGTCAACGGCCAGACTCTTTCTGATTTTATCGACGCCAGTATCGACGATGACGGACATCCGGTGCTGCGTATAGGGTCCTCTGCGTCGGAAATTGTCCTGAAGGAATACAACGACAAAATCGGATTCTATGATACGGCTGGTACGTTGCTGGCGTACTGGAACAACAACAGTTTTGAACTTGTGGAACTGAGCAAGTTCCGCCTGGGACCCATGGGCATTGTCGTACAGCCCAACGGTTCCGTGTCCTTCGTGGGGGTGAATTGATGGCAAGCATTTACGGCGCAAAATCTTCCACCGGCTGGCAATTACGGCTGGATTACAGCGTATCCCAGAGCATCGCGGACAACAAGTCCACACTGTCCCTGACGCTGTACATCTATGACGGCACCGGAGAGAGCTACAACCTGGACGCCAATAGTTGCTATTACACTCTGCAAGGCACCAAGGTGTATAACCCGTACCGGTACAATTCCAGGGGCTGGTACAAGCTGGGCAGCAAGTCTATCACCGTGGCCCACAACAATATGGGCAAGGGGTCTGTGGTTCTTTCTGCGGACTGGCACAGCGGGTTTACGTCATCTTACACGCCGTCCAGCCTGACGGTTTCCGGCACGGTCAATCTCCCGGATATCCCCCGGGCATCTTCCGTTTCAGCGACCGGACTTGTGCTGGGTTCTGCCGGTACGCTTGTAGTGACCAGGGCCGTGAGCACTTTTACACACACCATCAAACTCAAGTGCGGCTCTGCGGCACAGGTAACTGTGGCGACAAAATCCAGCGCCACATCCATTCCGTACACGCCGCCACTGGATTGGGCCGCGCAGAATACGTCTGGAATCTCCGTAAACATCGCGGCGGAGATCACCACTTACAACGGGGACACCGTGGTGGGCACCAATACGACCACACTGACGGCATCCATCCCTGCGTCGGTAAAACCCACCCTGTCCGTGAGTCTGTCCGACACCTCTGGGTATCAGCCCACATACGGCTGGGTGCAGGGCAAGAGCACTCTGAAAGCCACGTTTTCCGCTGCTGGGTCTTATGGCAGCACCATCAAGGCCAAGTCCCTGACCATCGGCGGGAAATCCGCCAGCCCTGACGGGGCGAATGTCCTTACAGAAAGCGGCACAATGGCCGTTGTAGCCACCGTCACGGACAGCAGAGGGCGCACGGCACCTGTTGCCAAGAACATCACTGTGAACGCGTACAGCGGCCCAGGGGTCCAGGATTTGACCTTTGTGCGCGGCTCTTACGCGAACAGCGTGTGGACGGAAAATTCCATGGGCGCAGATATCAAGCTGACGTTCACCCTGTCCCTCCAGCTGACCGGGAACAAGGCATCTGTGGAGATTACCGGCGCGTCCACGCTGACCGACCAGATCAGTGGCGCAAAGACCGTGTATCTGGTGTCCTTTGGCACGGACACGACCAGCGTTGTACAGGTCAAAGCTACGGATTCCCTGGGCACCATGGTAACGCGGGAGATCACCATCCCTACCGTTTCGGTGCCCATGAACATGAGTTTTTCTCTGCCAGGGGTATGCTTCGGCGGCGTGGCAGAACACGAAAAGGTGGTAGAGTTCAAGTGGCCCATCCGGTATTTGGGGAAAGCTCTCCTGGACTACCTCCACCCCGTCGGCAGCATCTACCAGTCCACAGATTCCACGTCCCCAGCGGACCTGTTCGGCGGCACCTGGGAGCAGATCAAGGACGTGTTCCTCTTGGCGGCAGGCGACTCCCACGCGGCTGGCTCTACCGGCGGCGAGGAGACACACGTCCTGACGGCGGCGGAGATGGCAAACCACACCCACGGCTACGATTACACGGGCCAGAGCATTACGGAGGGCGTCAACGCCATCCGCCTGTATAATGCTGCGAGTACCCAGTACAACCCTTACACGGGCAAGGCTACGTCCAACTGCGGCGGCCAGGCCCACAACAATATGCCGCCGTACCTGGCCGTGTACACATGGCGCAGGACGGCATAAGGAGGGTATTACATGCCTGATATCAGCATTACCGTTACCGATAAGCGCCCGGTATGCACCGCCGGGACGACCGTTGTGTGCGACAACAGCGATTATATCGTACACTGGGACCTGGACGCAGAATGGAGCGCCTACGACACCAAGACCATGCGCGTGATCTACATGGACAGCACCTACGCCGACACCGTGTTTACAGGTGACAGCGTGGCTCTGCCTCCGGTACCTGTGCCCGGATGTGTGCAGATCGGACTCTACGCCGGGGACATCCACACCAGCCGCATGGTGCTCCTGCGGGCACTGTCGTCCGTGCGGTCTGCCAGCGGCGCGCCCGCCAACCCCACGCCAGACGTGTACGACCAGCTGATGGAGCTTATCAAGGGCCTGGGTGGCGTAGACCCGGATGACATCGCCAAGGCGGTTGCTGATTATCTGGCCGCACACCCAATTAAAGCAATTGCGGGATAAAGGAGGATTACAGATGGCGCTTACAAAGATAACTTACGTGAGTGGAAAAACAGTTATAACTGCGGAAAACTTAAATGATATACAAGATGCAGTCCTCGACTTAGAAAGCAAGGGCGGCGTGGGAATGGGCATCACCGGCGCGGCGGTCGGCCAGATTGCCAAGATTGCCGCCGTGGACGCGGACGGCAAGCCAACCGCGTGGGGTCCGACGGATATGCCAAGCGGTGGAGTCTCTGGAGATGTGACAAACATCATCACATATCCTGTTGCACAGAAATAGGAAGTCAGCGACTACTACAAATACGTTTCATACACTCAAGCAACGCTTAACGCAGACGGGACGCTAAACGAAAGCGGTATTGGGTTTACCACGGATTATCTTCCGGTGATCCCCGGAGAAACGTTGTTTTTGTCCGCGACTGTCACTACCAAGGTGGCGTTCTTCAGCAAGAACAAGGATCTCATCGGCCAGATAGCCGTAGCAAGCGGCCAAACCAACTACACAGTGCCAGAGAATGCAGCACTTGCACGTTTCCAAAACCAGTATAACGGAGGCTCAACGGTGCGATTTGAGTGCCGCGAGAAACCACAGCAGGGTATCACACGCCTGAAAGATTTAATTTTCTCTCCGCTGCATTCTTCCGTAGATTTGCTCGTGACTGGAGATAGTAACACATATGGCTACGGCTTGAGCGACCGGGAAAATGAAGGGTGGGCTTATCTCTTCGCAAAAATGCTTGCCACGATCACTGAGATCCATGTCGGGTATATGTCTCCATATGCCCACGCAGTAGCGTATTCCAGCTACGGCAGTACTGCCAATTTCAAAACCGGTTCGAGGCTTGCAATATACACCGATGCACAGAGCGTCACGCTCAACTATGGCGAGGCATATAGCGAGACGTGGAAATGGTATGTGAATGACGTGGAGCAGGCGGAGACGGAGAAAACAATTAGTGGACTCGGCGATGGGGAGAAGAAGGTCGAAGTGCGTTTTACTGGTGGACAGACGGTCAATCCCAATCTGTCAATAAGCAAAACAATCACAGTCACAAACAAAGCTTCTGTCGGCTGCGGAATCCTCAACTGTCCAATTGAGACGGGACATGATTGGCTGGTGCTGATGATCGGGACAAATAATCGTGGGGCGAGTGGCGGTATGGTCGGCCATGGCAGAGAGTATTTGGCCTATGCTGGAAAAGGAACGTTTGTAGTGCCATTCCCCAACCGGAAAACAGACGCATCCTACGTTGTCTCACAAGCTCAGGTATATGGTGATCTGACCTCTACCCTCAGGAGCATAAATTATGAGATATGCGATGCATCTGATTTTGGATATGCATTTATTCAAGATGACAGTTTGTATCAATCTGACATGATCCATTACAGCGCAAAGGGGCACAAGGCGATTGCAAACATCGTAGGTGGAAAACTCGGGTTCCCCGTAACGGCATTGTAATGAAATGCCATCCAAGGCGCAAAAAAAAGGAGGGCGATTAGCCCTCCCGCTTGAGCGCCTGCGTTATCAGGTGCTCGATGTAATTTGAGACGCTGCGGCCTTCTGCTTCGGCAGCGGCCTGGATCTGCTCCTTGAGTTCCGGCGTGAGCCGGATGTACAGACGTTCCGTTTTTGCCATGACCCTTGTCTCCTTATCCAATGTCAACGTTGCGGCTAATGCGGGGCTGGTCAGGGTGAGCTTCGCTCCACGCATCCGCGAATGCGATGTCCGTGAACTCGATGTCGTCAGCGAGGTGGAGCTTGCCGACAGGGGTGATGGCGTTTGCAACGGCTACGGCGGTCTCTCTGGTCATGGGAGCCATGTAGAGGGACTTGGCATACTCGACGATGTCCCAGTAGGCACCATTCGCTGCGTCGTCCAGCGATAAGGCGGACTCGCCTCCAAACATGGCCGCGAGAGGGACGCTTTCGCCGATCCGGGACTGCCAGTCGTCGATGATCTGCATCGGGTCCCCGCCGAGGTTGTATACAAGCAGTCTGGCACTGCCGCTGTGGAGCTGGCCCATTCTCTCGATGATATCCATAATGTCGTCCTCTCTGGCCTCGCGGCCTGTCTGTTTCCTTTATTTAATGCTTACTTTTCGCGGCTTTTTCGGATGCGCAGGGCATTGATTGACGGATACTCTGCGCCGTACTGCCCCTTGGTGTAAGGCAGGCGGCCAAGCACCGCTTTCGGAGACTTGCCCAGTTTATCGGCGATTTCCTCAATCGACAAGCCGGTAGCAAATAACTGGCTTTCGTCTGTTTTGATTGCACCGATGGTAATCAAGATTTTACGTACTTTAGGTTCGGATATGCTCAAGCGATTAGCTATTTCGCGCTGCGAACATTTTTGCTCCCATAGCCGTGCAACGGCAGCGAATGTAGCATCCATTTTTATCCTTTCCGGCCGTTTGGCCCGTCTGTTATCTTTAGATTGATTGTATTGTACGCCTTTTGTGCGTACAATACAATTGACAAAATAGCCAAAAATTACACAAAAATTAAAGCAAAATCACAAAACGAAAGGAGTTTTTTTCACATGAAAGAAAACGCGATCAAAGCCGCTATGGCGGCAGCCCTGGGGGCGCTGTGTGCCTACGGGGTGCAGCTGCTGGTGCCGGTGCTGGTGC